GCTGGCATTGGTTTGGAGATTGGTCGCTTACGTCCATTGGGTAGTCCCATTAGAGGTGGAGAGATCATGCACACTGGTATGATCCCTTTCTTGAAAAAATGGTTTGGCGATTTACGTTCATGTTCACAGGGCGGTATTAGAAATGCGTCAGCTACTGTTTTCTATCCAATATGGCATCATCAGTTTGATGACCTCATTGTACTTAAAAATAACCAAGGCACTGAAGAAACGCGAGTGCGCCATATGGATTATGGGGTTGTGTTATCAGCCTTTTTCTGGCGCAGATTCAAAAACAAAGAAAACATCACGTTCTTTGATCCCAATGAAGTTCCGGACCTTTACCAAGCGTTCTACGCCAATACAGAGTTATTCGAAGAGCTCTATGTCCGCTACGAAAAAAGATCGGATCTCCGCAAGAAAGTAATGGCCGCTGAAGATGTGTTCAAAGGCGGTATTCTTAAAGAGCGTACTGACACAGGTCGTATCTATCTTGTGTACATTGACAACGTGGCCAATCAAGGACCGTTTGATCCTGAGTTTCACACCATTTACCAAAGTAATTTGTGTTGTGAAATTTTGTTACCAACCAAGAGCTTTAAACGTTTAGATGATGATTCGGGTCGTATTGCACTGTGTACATTGGGTTCAATCAACATGGGTGCGTTCCGTAATCCAGAAGACATGCGTCGTGCTTGCCGTATACTGCACCGTAGTTTGAATAACATTCTTGACTATCAAGACTTCTTAAGCGTTCAATCAAAACTAAGCAACGATGAAATTCGTCCATTGGGCATTGGTGTAACTAATCTAGCCTATTGGCATGCCAAGCGTGGATTAAAGTATGGCGACAAGGAAGCACTACAAGAACTCAAAACTTGGATGGAACATCAGGCCTACTACTTGACAGAAGCCAGTGTCGAGTTAGCAAAAGAACGCGGTGCTTGTTTGCATAGCGACAAGACACGTTATGGCCAAGGAACGTTCCCTTGGGAACTTCGCGCCAAAGGTGTAAATGAATTAGCAGACTTCACTCCTGAGCTTGACTGGGAAACTCTACGTGGTCAAATGAAACAATACGGTGTACGTAATGCCACACAAATGGCTGTAGCACCAGTTGAATCTAGTTCAGTTGTTATTAACTCGACCAACGGTATTGAAATGCCAATGAGTTTGATCACTGTTAAAGAATCCAAAGCAGGAAGTCTAACACAGGTTGTGCCAGAATATCACAAGTTGAAGAACAAGTATCAGTTGATGTGGGAACAACAAGACTGCGATGGTTATTTAAAAACAGCCGCAGTGATTGCTGCCTATACTGATCAGTCAATTAGTACCAACACATTCTACAATCCAGCTCACTTTGCTGATCGTAAAGTTCCTACTACATTGATTGCTAAAAACTTGATGCAAGCACACTACTGGGGATTGAAAACATTCTACTACAGCCTAATCAACAAAGCTGGAAGTAAATCAACAAACACACAGCCTAACAATGTACAAGCATTGGAACCTGTGAACTACGACGATGTCGAAGACTGCGAAAGTTGTAAACTATAATGCTAGAAACTATCTGTGACATAATGACTGACGCTTACAAGCGTAACTGGATTACCAGTCGTGATGGTAATGTATCAATACGTCATCATGATCGTGATCACTTTTATATCACACCCAGTGGCGTTCGTAAACAAACACTACAGCCCGACCAGTTTAAAAAAATTGGTATCTTGAGTCAGCCTGTGAATCGACTAAATTGGACAGAACTACCATATACAGATATATCGTCCAAACTACGACCCAGTGGAGAACTACCATTGCATTTTGGTTTACAAAAAAAGATGGGACAACATCATCAGGAAGTTCGCGTGGTTGTGCATGTACATCCTACATATTGTGTTGCGGCCATGCATGCCGGTATTGATCTAAGTACCGTAGTAGATAGCTTTCCAGAATTAAGTCGTTATACACGAGTAGCACCCAATGTAGGAGATGTTCCACCTATTAGTCAAGAGCTTGCTGACAAATGTCATGAAAATTTAAAGTTAGACCATGATGGAAATATTTCCTATGACATAGTTGGTATCAAAGGACATGGTGTTGTAGCAATTGATACCAGTCCATGGCGTGCTTACGAGCACATTGAAAGATTAGAACATATTTGCAAGATAGTACTTGCGTCAGGAAACCATTAACATGAGCAAACAACAATATAACTTACACACAAAAACAGATTACTTACATCGCAAGATGTTTTTAGACCCAGCAGGTCCTGTGACTATTCAGCGATTCGAAGAAGTCAAATACAACAAGATTCAAAAGTTTGAACAAGAAGCACGTGGATTCTTTTGGGTACCGGAAGAAGTATCGTTGACCAAAGATGCAGCAGATTTTAAAGATTCTAGCGACACAGTGCGTCATATTTTTACATCAAACTTGTTGCGTCAAACAGCGTTGGATAGTTTGCAAGGTCGTGCTCCAACACAAGTGTTTACTCCAGTATGCTCAATTCCTGAGCTTGAAGCATTGATGTACAACTGGGGTTTCTTTGAAACAAACATTCATAGTCGTAGTTACAGCCATATCATTCGCAACATCTACAACGTGCCCAAGGATGTGTTTAACACTATCCACGACACACAAGAAATTATTTCAATGGCATCAAGTATTGGACGTTACTATGATCAACTACACGTGCTTAACTGTCGCAAGGAAGCTGGAGAAAAAATTGATGAACGCGAACATATCAAAGCAATCTGGTTGGCACTAAACGCCAGCTACGGACTAGAAGCCTTCCGATTCATGGTTTCATTTGCCACTTCGTTAGCAATGGTTGAGAATCGTATCTTTATTGGCAATGGTAATATTATCAGTTTGATTCTCCAAGATGAAATCTTACACAAGGAGTGGACCGCTTATATTATCAATCAAGTGGTCAAAGAAGATCCACGTTTCTTGGCAGCCAAGGTTGAGTGCGAAGCGGAAGTGTATGCCATGTATCAAGATGTCATACGTGAAGAAAAACAATGGGCCGACTATTTGTTCAAACATGGTCCTGTAATTGGCCTCAATGCGGCTATCTTAAAAGACTTTGTTGACTACACAGCCGCTGGCGCCTTAAAGGAAATTGGTATCAAGTATCAAACTCCTGCACCAAAGACAACACCTATTCCTTGGTTTAACAAACATGTAAACACAAGTAACAAACAAACAGCGTTGCAAGAAAATGAATCCACCAATTATGTGATTGGTGTAATGTCCGACACACTTGACTACAACGCATTGCCTCAATTATAATTAGGAAATCAAAATGAAGAAAAGAAACTACACACCAGAAACAGTAAAAAGATTACAAGGATCGGTTCAAGTTGAACATACCTTGGCCAAGCGTGGCGCTAAAAAATTACGTGAGTTGTTGGCAACAGAACCTTACGTTAATACGCTAGGTGCATACAATGGACAGATGGCAGTACAACATGCCAAAGCCGGACTCAAAGCAATTTATTTGTCAGGCTGGCAAGTAGCGGCAGCAAACAACACACAGAACACCACATATCCAGATCAAAGTTTGTATCCAGTGGACTCTGTGCCTAGAGTGGTCAAAGGTATCAACAATGCTTTTCGTCGTGCTGATCAAATTGAGCACTCAGAAGGTAAAGTAACCACAGATTACTTCTTGCCCATTGTTGCAGATGCTGAAGCAGGCTTTGGCGGCGCATTAAACGCATACGAATTGATGTATCACATGATTGAAGCTGGCGCAGCAGGTGTACACTTTGAAGATCAGTTGGCCAGTGAAAAGAAATGCGGACACTTGGGTGGTAAAGTACTTGTACCAACACAACAAATGATTCGTACACTCAATGCCGCACGTTTGGCAGCAGACGTTGCCGGTGTTGACACGGTTATTATGGCACGTACTGATGCTGAAGCCGCCACACTAATCACCAGCGATATTGATCCAACCGATGCTCCATTTATCGCAGAAGGCAGAACAGATGAAGGCTTCTATAACTTTAAGAATGGCATTGATGCTTGTATTGCTCGCGGCTTGGCTTATGCTCCTTATGCTGATCTACTTTGGTTTGAAACTTCAACACCGGACTTAGAGCAAGCTCGCAAGTTTGCTGATGCTGTTCACGCACAATATCCAGACCAAATGTTGGCCTATAACTGCTCACCAAGTTTTAACTGGCGCAAGTTTTTGTCAGAGGATGAATGCGCAGTGTTCCAACAAGAATTGGGCAAGTTAGGTTATAAGTTCCAATTTATTACGTTGGCAGGATTCCATTCAGTTAACCTGGCAACATTTGAATTAGCTGAAGCATACCGAGCACGTGGCATGGCCGGTTACAGTGAAATGCAACAACGTGAGTTTGCCGCCCAGGAACGTGGATTTACAACAGTTAAACATCAACGTGAAGTTGGAGTAAGTTACTTTGATCTAATCAGCGAAGCAGTAGGGGCAACCAGCACGGTAGCAAATAAAACATCAACAGAACACGATCAATTCTAAGGAGAAAATATGAAAGCAGTAGTATGGTCAAAGTATCACTGTCCTTTTTGTGATCAAGCAAAAGCACTATTAACACAAAAGGGCATTGAATTTGAAGAAAAGAAAATTGGTGATGGTTATACCAAAGAAGATTTATTAGAAGCTGTGCCAACAGCCCGAACAGTTCCACAGATATTTTTAGATGATAAATTAATCGGTGGATTTACAGAACTTAGACAACACTTACAAGGATAATATGCAACTCGAAAAAGAACTAATTTACACTATCAAAATTGCCAATGGTGATGAAATTGTAACCAAAGTAATTGACGTTGACGAACAAGGTAATTTTTTAATCAGCAAACCACTTACAGTAGTTCCTGGCCCGCAAGGCATTCAAATGATCATGAGCTTGTTTACAGCAAATCCTGACAAAACCATGACACTAAATAAAACAGCATGTTCAATGGTTGCACTAGCACGTGATGAAGTGCGTGACAGCTATATTGAAGCAACCACAGGTATCAAACCTGTAAGCAGTAAAATTTTAATGGGATAAACAATGGCCGGTGGAGCACAACGAAAAGGCGATCCAAACGTAGCTGGAGGGCTGATTAGATCTGGAGATAGTTCTGTTTTGATCAACGGACGTCCAGCAGCCTCTCCAGGTAGTTCAGTTACTCCACATCCACCATGTAGTCCAAAAAATCCTATACATTGTGTAGCATCTACAAAAGGTGGTAGCCGAAGTGTGTTTGTTAATAAAAAACCTCTGTTGACATCTGGTGATAATGATACATGTGGACATGGAAGAAGTTCCGGTGGCAGTAGAGATGTTAGGGTTGGTTAATGACTATTCTTGGAACACTAAGTTCAGTTAATCTCATTGCTGGTGCTGGTATACTGGGCAACGTTGGCGGAGTTGCTATTCAAGCCAACGCCGACTTAACCAGCAATATCAGTTCCTACACCAGCGTACCTGTTGTGAGTCAATTTGCCTCAATTGCCAGCAGTGGATATATTTCAATCAACGTAGTTGCCAATACTTTTCCGGCGTTGACCAATGCTGTCCCTACAGCCTATCAAGGTTCTTTGGGTGCAGGCAATACCATGACCGCAGTGATATCAACACAGACCAACGATATTTTAGGATCAGGGGATCTAGGTATATTTGACCAAATATTTAATGCATCCACTGGATATCAGCAACAGGCCAATGACCTTATCAAAAGCACAATTAATGCCAACGATCCAAATGTAGTCACAGGGTTTACCAGTCAGGACAATACTATTACTGGAGGCTTCAGTGATGTTACGCAGGCCTTTGCTGCCTTTGGTGCCGATGTAGCACAACTGGGTGTGTTAATCGATCTAAACAACTTGAATAATTTAGGCAGTCCTTCGGCGTTGCTAGAACAAATAGCTACAATAAGCAATCCAACTCCGGGTTTAACTACAGCTTTGTTAAGCGTGGGAATAAGTCAAGACGCAATAGACAACATTGGAACCACAGCATTTACTCCAGCTGAACAAAAACTAATTTACCAGGCAATGACCACGGTAACTGGCACAGATCTTGCACAAATTTTAAAGTTGTTGAGAGTGACCACTGCTGGTATCTCTACCATGGCTGACTTGCTGAATCCTTACAAGTTGTTCCCCCGCAGTTATATAACATTGACTGCTCCAACTGCCAATGGCCTACGAGGAATTTATATTGACACAGCTGGATCGGTAAATTCAAACTTAGCGACCTCATTGCCGGCCAGTGTGCTGGCTCCATTGGAAGGCAATCCTTTGCAAAATCAGGGAAGCCTATGAGCACATATAGTCAGTTAAAACAAATTATTCCGGCAGATCAGGCTTTGTCAAACAAAGCTCTTCAGGCGGCTTTTGAACAAATTAAAACAATTTTTGACAGCTCATTGCCATTGGTTGCCAGAGCGACCGCAGGATTAGAATCCAACGTAGGGCTAAATCTAATTAACGCATTAACTGAGCCATTGCCAGCTAATGTAGTGGCATATTTTACCACCACTTTCTCTACTGGTACAGGACCAGATGGATTATTTTTATTAACAGATTTTATTGGTACACCCACAGGCTGGGTACACAATGAAGCGTTGGCCAATACCACTGCCATTCTGACTGCTATGACATCAGCAGGAGCATTTTCTACATTAACCAACCCGACCACAGGAGTGTACACTGTGATGGCTACAACTATTTCTGGTGTGTATACTTCACAGACAGCAATTGCTCCACCAGCTGATGAGTGGACTACAACTATTCCGGGTGGACTACCGGGTGCTGGTTCTTATGTTGGCGGTAGTGCCAGTGCATCGATTCAGGCAGCTTTTACTGGGGGACTTACTCCAGCAATGGTTTCAGCAGTGGCAACTATTGTGTCAAACTACAATGCTGATGTTGCACAAACCACTGCTAATTTTAATAGCATGTCTGCTCAAATTATATTAGAAGATACCAATCTTGCATTGGCAGGAGTAGTATTGGCGGATTTGGTTGTTGGACAAAAACCAATGGGCCTTGTAACTGGACTTCCGTCTGCTGGCAAAGATACTGTTGAAGGAGGAGCCGCTTATGTCATGCAAAGTTTGGCCAATTTAAATTCAATTGGTGGACAAGCTGTTGTTAGTACCATGCGCGAATCTCGAAATCAGGACAGACTGAGCAATGCCGGCATCACTACAGATATCATTGTTAGTGATGAAGTAGCTGAACCACAGGCTAATTTAGGCACAGGTCAATATACTGTGGCCCAAGCAACTAGCCAAAAAATTATTTGACAAGTTAAAACTCTCTTGCTATAATTGTATTATAGAATTTAGAAAGGACCGTATGTCAGATCAACAAAATAACCAAAAACAACCGCCCGCCAATCCATGGGGCCCTTGGGCTCAGTATCAAGAAGAACAAACCAAACTTTGGTTGAATTATTGGACAGGAGTCTTGAATAGTTTGTTTAACACGGATCTTAAAAAATGAGCGAGGATGATGTTACTGACGTGTATAGTGTAGTAGGCAGAGTTACCGCGACATTGCTAGAGGACCACGATCCACTGGCATTGGCTGCTGTGTTAATGGTCATGGGTATGCGTATCTATAAAACGGTGTTAGACCCGGATGAGTATCAACAGATTGTAGATGACGTGGTTAGCAAGCGTGATCGTGTGGTACCCATTGATACTATGGGTCCTATACAATAAAAATCCTTAAGAATCAATGACTTACACCCCCCCCATTTTAGGGGGTTTCTTTTGGTTGACCAGAAATAGCCAAAATGCTATAATATTACATATAGTTAGAAATTAGGAGCAATTATGTTTGAAACGGTTATTAGTCAGTTAGTTAAAGTGGAACTTACGAACGAGCCTGTTAAAACAGAGTGGTTCAACGGTTGTTTATTTGTCAGTCCTATCACTTCAGCTCAAGCCAATCGAGCAGCTCGGATGTTGCAATCTCGCTCAGGACTTAATTGTAGCCTTGGGCATGTAGAAGTTACACCAATTGGTGACACTGGCGAATATGCTTTTGACTTTGTTCCAGTTCCTGAAGAAATTTACTCGCCTTACTTAGGTGCTCTATGAAAAATACAGAATTTCGTGCCTGGTTAAGACAGCTTTGGATGGAAAATTGTCGAGAGCGTGACGAGTTTAACGACTTGCCATATACACAATCGGAATATTTCCAGCGTTACAAACATTGGCTCAGACGTGAATTTCGCTTTCAAAATCAACAGGTTAGCAAGCACTAACCCTGGTTGACCAGAAATAGCCAAAATGCTATAATATTACATATAGTTAGAAATTAGGAGCTCAATTATGTATCCAACATTAGAAGAAAAAGAACAAGTAGTTCAAGCATTAAAAGGTCCACAATTTGACCGTGAGCGTCACGGATCATTGTTTGATCGCGGATCAGCTGATAGTTATTATGGTCGTTATGCTCAACCACATTGGTATCCACACGGTAGCTATCAAGGTGATTCAGTAACCGAACTCAATCAAGCCGAGATTGATGAATACCTTGCTGGCTACGAGTGGAATGAATTGCACGGTGACAAGAAGAGTTGGGACTAATACCATGAAACCAAATCGCAAAATTGACCCCAAAGAGTTTTATAAAAGCATTCGCATGACTCTACCTAAAAAAGATATTATGACCTTTGTATCAGGATTACATGAAATTCAAGAAGCCATGATTGAAGAATTGGTCAGTCGTAAAGAGAAACAAGGCTTTCCAGAAGCCACAGAAGTTATCAATCACATCAGGAGTTTGTAATGGGATTAGACATGTATGCCTATGCAGCCGCCAATGAAAAGCAGTACGAAGAGTTTTGGGACTCTTGCGAAATGGACAAAGAGTCAAAAGAATTTGTCAGTCCAACAATAAGTAAGCCCAAGGAGTTGGCCTACTGGCGTAAGCATCCAAACCTGCACGGATGGTTTCAGAGAGAGTGGCTGGATCAAGGCAACACCGGCGACTTCAACGGTGATCAACTTGAGATTGATTGGGCAATGTTGGAACGACTAGAATATGATGTTGTCAACGGTGAGTTGCCTGGTACATCCGGATTCTTCTTTGGCAATAATGCTGATGCTGAATATTACGATCAGGATTTAGAATTTATCAAAAACGCTCGTGCAGAACTATTTCTAGGACTGCGTGTATTTTACAATTCAAGCTGGTAGTAAATAATATGACAACAGGACCATATGTTGATGCACCGTCGGAAATTATCTTTCCGAGGTTAAATGATTTTGAAGGATTAAAGTTGGCCGCAGACTGGATTCGCGATCTTGAATCAAGCGACAGCAGAATACACAAAGAGAAAGTCATCGAGAAAGCATTAATGGCCAGTAAGCTAGGCTCAGCTAATGCTCAATGCTTTTTGTTCAACTGCTACCAAGCCTACAACCCCTATTATGTATTTGGCGTTAAACAAGTTCCTGAAACTCAAGGACTTGACCACATGCCTAACCCATGGCCCAAGTTCTGGGCCTTGTGCGAAGCATTACGAACTCGTAGCCTAACAGGCCATGCCGCTCGACGCACTATTGAACAAGTATCAGAATTGTTTGACTCAGAAGAATGGAACAATCTATGTTGTAGAGTTTTGATCAAGGACCTACGCTGTGGTATCAGTGAAAAAACATTGAACAAAGTGTTAGGCAAGTCAGAGTGGAAGATTCCTGTATTCACTTGCCAGTTGGCCACAGACTCTGATAACCATGTTAAAAAACTTGTAGGACGCAAATATATTGAACGCAAGTTAGATGGTGTGCGTGTGTTGGCTGTGGTCAGTCACGAAGCAATTGTATTATACAGCCGTAACGGTAAACCGTTTGATAACTTTCCGCAGATTGCCGAAGCTATTCGTGCTTGTTTGCCTAAGTTGTATACTGGCTATGGAGCCAGCAAAAAGTTTGTGTTAGATGGTGAAATCGTAGGCGAAAGTTTTCAAGCACTGATGCGTCAAGCACAACGCAAATCTGATGTTGAAACCAAAGACATGACTTATTGTATCTTTGATGTTATACCATTTGATGATTTTGAACGTGGTTGGTTCAATGCTCAACAAATGAAACGCACCAAATGGTTAGAAAGAATGCGTCCAGTGCTCGAAGCTGAATCGGTTCTAAAAGTAATGGATCATATTGAGGTTGATCTAGACACAGCTGAAGGACATGATCAAATGCGTCGCTATGCTGAAGATGCTGTGGCAGATGGATTTGAAGGCATTATGATCAAGAATATTGAAGCACCTTACGAATGTAAGCGTAGCAGTTTTTGGATGAAGTGGAAACCAGTTATCAGTGTTGACCTGACTGTGATTGGTATGGAAGAAGGCACAGGTCGTAATGCCGGACGTTTAGGCGCACTTATTTGCGAAGGAATAGACAATGAACGAAGTATTCGTGTTAATGTTGGCAGTGGTTTGTCTGATAGCGATCGCGATGTTTTCTGGTCCAATCGAGATTCCATTGTTGGTCACTTGGTT